AATAAAATGACCGCACCTGGCGGAGGTGTTACTCCTCTAGTAATTAATCCAACTGGTGGTATGAATGGTATACGAGAACTTAGTATTGGAGCAAAGGTTCCAAAAGAAATACAAGCTAAAGCTTTTGGAGGTTCTCCGACAGTAACACAAGAAGAACAAGCAGTTAATGTTGTAAGTGGAGGAACACCAGATGAAACAGATGATCCAGGTTTAGCAGAACGATCATTAGAAGCTAGAAAAAAATTGCATAGCGATAAGTATTCGCAAGACTCAATATCATCTGCAAAAGGTGTAGTTAGAGATTTAATTAATGAAGCAGATACAAATAAAGCTGCTCAACTAGGTCTAATGCCGGATGGTAATGACTTTTCACAAGTTCCATTTCCATTAACATTTTCAGCAAAAATGGACGGCGTAGAAGGATTTAGATTTGGCGATACTGTAACATCTAGTTATTTACCTTCAAGATATAGAAAAGGTGGAGGAACTAGAGTAGTATTTACAATAACAAAATATACACATCAAATTGAAGGCAATGATTGGTCAACAGAGATTGAAGCATTAGCCAGAATTGTAGCTTAGGAGAAATAATATGCCAAAATCATTTGTACCAGTAAAACCAATGTATACACCAGATGAACAAGTTGAAGCTGGATTATATACTGATGGTAAAGAATGGATGACAGTAGAAGGATTTGAAGAATATATTGGATTATATCACAAATATCCTAATGGAGCAGTATATTCGGAAGGAACATTTAATTCTGATAGTATTCATTTAATGTCATACACAGATGCAATAAAACCACAAACATTAGTTTCTGATCCTACTGGTAATGAAACTTCAATGAATAACAGTATATACTTTAATCTAAAAGAAACTAGATTTAATAATTATATAAAGCCTAGATATTTTTATCCAAAACCAGATGAACAATCATATGAACAAGCTCAAATAACTCGATACTTTGTTCAACGTATTAATAGAGCATCAGACATTTATGAAATAGATACGGATGCATTTGATACTGTTAATAAAAATAATGAAATTGGAATTGATGCAGGGTTGTATAGAAAAAAGAAAATTGAATGGACTATCAATGGTCCATTAGTAGAAGCTCGAAAAGTAAATCTAAAAGTTCTTCAAGAAGCAGAAGCTGACATGCCCGGTATTAGTAAATATTTAACAGATTTAGATGAATTTCATATTGCAAGACATAGAATACGTGAAGAATCTATAGGACAAAATAATTTACTTTCATTTGAAAGATAGTTTCTAGATCATTTTGATATTTGATCTTTTTTTCTTATATTAAATAACATGTTGATAGAAAAAGAAAAAGAGTTGCAAAAAGTACTAGATGTACTACAAGACGGTCCGTCATTTTGGATACCAATGTATTCAGATCCATTTCAACATTTTATGAATAATTCTATAAGTTTTATCTATATATATTCTATATCTAAAGACTTAGATTTTATATTACCTTTCAATCATACGGATTGTTTTAACCTGAATATAGAACATATAAACGACCTTACAAGTCAACATGATATCTATATATTAGCTAAGAAACGCTTTGCAAATTTTAGTTCAATTAAGTGTTATGATGCAGATATGGTAGCATGGTGGCAAAGTCATAAAATGTTACCATTAGATGATTCAAATACGTCTGCACATGATATGTGGAATAGGTGGTGGCACAATGAAACTAATACTCATAATTGGTTGCCTATTACAAAACATATTGAAAGATGTATAGGAATGAGAAATAAGTTTATGGAATATTATCAGACATTTGATAAAACAAATGCGTTTGAAGAATATGAATCGTTAGTGACAGATAATTTTTATGCCATTGAACGGTCTGGATTAGAAGTAGATTATAATAAATTTGTAGATCATTTTAAGGCAAATGGATTATCAAAAAATAAAGCATATACAGAATATAATATTTATACAACTACAGGTCGCCCATCTAATAAATTTGGTGGTGTTAATTATGCTGCATTAAATAAAGAAGATGGATGTCGAGAATCATTTGTATCAAGATGGGAAAAGGGCATGTTGTTAGAAATGGATTTTGATGCATATCACCCAAGATTGATTGCAGATATTATAGGATATGAATTGCCGCCAGGCAATGTCCATGAATATTTTGGAAGACAATATTTTGGTAAAAAAGAACCTTTATCAGAACAAGAATATGATGATAGTAAAAAAATAACATTTAGATTATTGTATGGAGGTATAGATGATGATTTTGCAAAGATTCCTTTTTTCAAAAAGACAAGATCATTTATAAGAAGTTTATGGAGTAACTTCAAAGAAAATGGGGTTGTAGTAACACCATTAATGAAACGTCCTTTGTATAAAAATTGTTTACATGATATGAATCCTAACAAATTATTTAATTATTTGCTACAAGCATCAGAGACTGAATATAATTTACATATGATTAATAACGTAAATGATTTGTTGTGTGATTATAATACAGATATTATTCTATACACTTATGATTCTTTATTATTTGATTATAATATAGCCGATGGCAAAGAATTATTAATAAAGTTACGAGAAGTTATGAGCCAATCTGGTCGCTTTCCGGTTAAAACCAAAGCAGGTGTTAATTACCATGCCATGATGGACATGAGTTCACGCATTTCTTGATATTTATTAAAAAGGTTTATCAATGGATAAAGATTCGATCATACGAGAGTGGTTTTACAGACTTCCAAAAGGTTATGCTAATGCTCCATATTCAAAAGAAGAATTAAATGTATTACATGAAGTTCTAGAAGAGAATGGATTGAATGGATCTGTATTTGTAAATGAAGTAGATCAATTAGATCAAGCATTCCATGATGCCGAACCAGTTAAAGATCTTAAAGAAGCAGAAAATATAGATGTTATATATAAGTCAGCCGAATCATTTGAAAAACATATTATTGATAAATTTGCAATGGAAGGACAGGATATAGGTAATTTGCCGGTAATATATCAAGAAATCTTAAGACGTGAAGATTCTAATCTTAAGCAATGGTTTATGGAAGGTGGTAAACAAAAACCTAAATCAGGGACATTTGATATGTCTAAAACAGCTAAAGAGGCATATGAAATATGTAAAAGTGCAATAGTCGTAAATGGTCACTATAGTGAGTTATGGTTTGCTATCGAATATAATGGATTAGTAAAAGGTGGAGTTGCCGGAGCAACAATTATTTCTGATGTAGACATCCCACCAGATATAGGTGTATCATTAAAAGATTATGCAAAATTTAGTTCAGTTAACTTTGGTAAGTTACCACGTGAAACAAACATATTTATGCAAAAAATTATTGTGTTGTTTGAGTTATTAACAGATTTCAAAACTAATATTTCTCAAACAAGAAAATCACTTAATATTTTGTTGGATGAATTATCTAAGCCAGAAGTTCAAAAAGATGTAGATGAAATCTTAAAAATGGCAGATGGAGGGTCAGTCAAAATTATTGAAAACACTGCAAAAAAAATACGTGAAGTATTAGGAGGTAGAAGTGTAGATCAACTCATTTCAGTATTTATAGAAACATTCAATAAACTTGTTGAAGAAAAAATACAAGCAGTAAATTGGTGGGGCATTATAGCTCATCAAACTCATAAGGTATATATGGAGTCATCCGACCAGCTGGAACGAGCATTATCTTCAGATAGTGATCGATTAAATTTAGCATTAAGTTCATTTGAAGCCGGCAATTTGCGTGTCAATGCAAATAAGTTTGAAGAAATGATAAAAGCAAAAGATGCTAAATCTGTAACAAAAAGTGGAGAATAAATTTTGAGAACACAATTATTATGTACATTTGCACATAGAAAAGATTTAGAATTGATTGTTGATTATATATCAAAATCATATTCTATTTCAGAAAAAAGATTATTTGTGTTCCTAGATGCAGATAAAAAATCAGACTTATATGTAACATATAACGTTGAACCAGATGATTATGGTAAAACACCTAGTACAATTATGATTCATAGGAAGAAAGAAACAAATACATTATATACGGTTAATGCATTAAATGCAATAATTAAAAAAGCTAATAATGGAATTTTAGATAAAACATTTATTATCAATTGGCCAAACTATGAAAATTCATTATTGTTGACAGATGGCGATGAATTAAGACATATTCATTTAGATTTACACAAAAGAATTGATTTATAATTAGGATTTTAGAAAAAGATTCTTTATATTTATAATAAGAAATAAAAATTAAAAAATAGCAGTTAAAAACTTTTTTGCAACTTTTTTCGATAATGCTTAGGAAATATGAAATAAAGTTGTTATATTAATAAATAATTATTAACCATTAAAAAATAGGAGAAAAAAATGGCAATTGATTTAAACGCGATTAAGGCAAAACTTAATCAACTACAAACAACCGGCAACCGCCGAAACAATTTATGGAGACCTGAACCAGGTAAACAAATTGTAAGAATTGTGCCTTATCAGCACGACAGAAGTAATCCTTTCAGAGAACTTTATTTTCATTATGATTTAGGTAAGAAAAATTATCTTTCACCAATTACAAACGGAAAACCAGATCCAGTTGTTGAGTTTTGTGAAAAACTTAAAGCATCAGGTAATTCAGATGAGTGGAAGTTAGGTAAGAAAATGGAACCTAAAATGAGAACATATGTTCCTATCCTTGTAAGAGGTTCGGAATCTGAAGGTGTTAAATTTTGGGGATTCGGAAAACAAGTATATACTGAATTGTTAGGTATTATTTCAGATCCAGATTACGGTGATATTTCTGATCCAATGGGAGGAAGAGATATTTTAGTTGAGTTCACTCCAGCAGAAGCAGGAGCGTTTCCAAAAACAACTATTAGAGTAAAGCCAAATGTTACTCCAATGACAGAAGATAAAAATGTTGCAGAACAAGCTGCAAACAATCAATCTAATTTAGATGATATCTTCAAAGAGCCATCATATGATGATCTTAAAGCTGCATTGGAAGAATGGTTGAATCCAGATAGTGATACAGGTTCTTCAACAGATGCTAGACCAGCAGCAGAAGCACCAAAGAAAGAAGAAAAAGTTCCGGCTGGTGTCAATAAGGTAGATGATGTATCTGCAGCATTTGACGAATTATTTAACGAATAATTAGGGTTACATTTATGGCAAAATCAAAAACAAAAAGTGAACTAGCAGACTCCTTAGCAGTCGAATTAGCAGATAGTCTTAATAAGAAGTTCAAGAATACAGGATATCAAACTGCATTTTTCTTGGATGGTGATACGAAGGCTCCTAGTGAAGTTCGAGGTTGGGTAGGAAGTGGTTCATCAATGCTTGATCTTGCAATTTCAAATCGTAAGGAAGGTGGTTTTCCTGTCGGTAGAATATCTGAAATTACAGGATTAGAAGCATCAGGAAAATCATTATTAGCAGCACATGCTTTGGCAAATTGTCAAAAAGAAGGCGGATTAGCTGTTTATATAGATACCGAAAATGCAATAAGTAGAGAGTTTTTAGAGGCAATTGGACTTGATCTTGAAAAGATGTTATATGTTCCACTCGAAACAATCGAAGACATTTTCGAAGCTATCGAAAGTATAGTTGTAAAGATTCGTGAATCAAACAAAGATAGATTGGTAACAATCGTAGTCGACTCAGTAATGGGTGCTTCTACAAAAATAGAAATGGCTAAA